GGTGTTTCATATCTCACATACTCCTGCCACACAGGCCAGTTCCTGACTGGCTATGGTGTTGTCTATGTTTTCTTCAAATTTGAAGTCTATTTCTTTTGGCATGGATTTGAGTATATTAGTATATTCTAATTTACTAATATCCTGATATGGTGCCTGTTCATATATATGGTCATCGTCAGCAGAAGGTAAGAATGATATTCCGTTAAGTATATCAAAGTTCTTCCAAACCCACATACCAACGTCAGGCCACTCATGCTCCTCTACATAGCAGGTCATACTTGGCTTGTGTTCGCACCAATGCAGTGCAAACTTTTTCCACATATCTAATTGGTCTATAGCCCCTACCTTTTTCCTAGTGATGCCTTCAGACTTCATGGGGAAGTAGAACACCCATGCCTCTGGATTGTTCTTGTCCTCTTCGTATGGGACTCCTGAATCAATCATCACTTGGGCCAGTGGGTCCTTCTTGTCATTCCTGACAGCCCTTTTATAGTAATCATTATACGACGGATGAATACCCGAACTACAGTCCGCTAACTGGCTCACCGTTCCCGATGGTTTAACACAGGTGATGGCAGTAGAAGCAGGGATACCTAGTTTCTTGGCCCACTTCTTGTTGATCTTGATTGCATGATCTCTGAGTTCTTCTAGGACTTCCCCCTTGCATTTAAGCAGGAAGGGGCAATCATAGATGCCAGTGATACTGACCCCTAGTAGGCGCTCCTCGTCACAGTTCTTCTTCCAGACGTTCCTGAGATACCTGAAGTCAGTTAGTGTGGACTGGATAGTCCCTAGTATCGTAGCGTACTCAATCTTTTCCTTCAGGCTGACTATGTTATCTGCTGGTCTGGCTACTACTTCGGTCAGGTTACAGAATTGCCCGGGTCGTAAGACAATTTCTGAACATGGGTTAGTACCGAATTCATGTTCTGAGTCTCTCCGTTCGGGTAGCATACTCTGACACGCCTTACGGTTGAAGACCCCACGCTCTCCTGACCTACTTTCGTAAATAGCAAGCCATTCACGCATGAATGCGCCCACATCAGGCTTCTCGGTAAAGCATATTGAGTTATTAGCCAACTGTCTCTGTTTGTTCTCTGGTTGCCACTGTCCACTTTTCGCATTTCTCATCCTCTCGTCTGAATGGTTGGACAAACTAATGAGAGCCGTTCTGCGTACCCCTCCTACAAGTACCGCCTCTCCCTGATGGCAAATTAAGTCATGCACTTCTAGGGAAGTGAGCCTTCTGCCCACGGCTCCCTTGAATATGCGGATAAAGTGGCGGCACATCCTCTCGAAAGGCTCGGGTCCAGAAGCCCTCCCGCCGAAGGTCTTGAGTGGCGCCCCAGCAGGACGTACACCCGAGGTGTCTATCTTGGGTACCTGACCTGCGTAGAGCAGGTGTACAAGTTCCCGTAAAGCCTTAGCCCAGCCCAATTTTGAGTCTCTGACAATGATTGTGGTATCTGTGTCATAGAACTCTTCAGCGATCTCTGGGAGTTTAGCAATGTACTGTCGCTCCACAGAGAAGCCTAGACCAGTCCCACAAAGCATGATGTAAAGCGCCTCATCGAACGAACGTATGTGGTCTATAGCCATGTAGGCACAGTTATAACCTGCAACGTGGTCGCGCTCTAATGCCCTTCCACTGGTCATCATGGCCCGCATCGAGGGAAGGACACTCTTGAACCTAATATGGTCGAATAGGAAATCTAGGTTCTCCCCTGTGTATTCTGAGAAGAACTGGATGTAACGCTCCACTGTCTCCGGCCAACTCTCCCGTCTTTTTTCCTCGGGGAGATACCGGGCATAGCGGGATATTGCGATGTAATCTGTGTATATCAATCTGTGCCTCCGTAGTTGAATATATCTTCTTCCTTGACTGCTTCTCCAAGAATATCCAACAGGTCTTCAAGGCGCATAAGGACTAACATTTCTCTTCCGTGCTTCTCTCCTAAAACCACCACTGGAACCTTGTCTTCTCCCGATCCAGAGACTGCTTGCCACATGGCATCCTTCAGGAACTTTGAAATCTTGTTACGATACTTACATTCAATCCCTAGCAAGGGATGGTCTATATCTAAAGGGGTCCGTCTATCAGCCACAGGGATGCGTTCACCGCCCACTGCCTTGGCTACCCTTCTCTCAAAGGCTTTCCACGCCTTATCCATGTTCTGGTAAGTGCAAAGTATAAGTTTCCAATGGTTCCATGTTATCCCTTATCGCTCTAGCCTTTTGTTTCTGATGTTCTGAATTAGGATCAAGCAACCCATCCAATTTCCTAACGGGGTACTTGAATCCCTCCATATGGCATTTTCTGCCGGAGTTAATAGCATACAGGTAAGCCCGGGAGATTTCAAACTCAGTATAGATTTCTTCCATAGACCGCTCATTGGCTAGTAGTTCTACGATAATCTCATCCGTCGAGTTCTTCATCGTCTATGTTGATCTTACGAGGTTCTTGGTCGTGAGTCAGCAGGTTTAGGGATTCAAGGTGCATCCACAGGTTGAACTCACACTCAGCCATGTCCCAATGTCTGGCCTTGGAGATGGAGATGTAAGCATCCGGGTCCTCTGCATTATCATTGTAGAACCTGCCCAATAATAATACGTTATCAACCCGGTCTGTCAGTTCCCCTGCTCCCCTCACAGAGAAGCGGTCTATCTTGTCCTTGATGCTCATGGACTTCCTTGCGTGGCAGACCAGAATGATATGGCAGTCCAGTTCCCGGCAAGCATCTGCAATCCGGCACACCACCTTCTTCTGAGCGTTGTAATCATCAGTAGCAATACCTTCTATGGTCATCAGTGAGTCAACCAAGATCAGCCGGGTATTGAAGTTATCCAGAGAGTAACTGATAACTGCCATGAGGGTGTTCAAGTCTACAGAACCCCTCTTGTCGAAGAAGTAGAGTTTGTTCCTAGCCCAACTGTTAAATCCAAGCCCGAAGTCCATAGTGGGCTTTACACTGAGGGAGGCTTGCCTCCACATCCTAATCAACTGCGAACGGGGACTCATCTCAAGGGAGACAGACAGGCACTTTACCCCCTGCTCCATGGCGTTAAGCAGAATCTGCCCACAAACCAAGGACTTACCGCTGGAGTTTATGCCTCCAACGATGGTGCATTCACCATTCCTGAGTCTGAATTTGTCCTTGAGGTCTTCCCACGGCAGCATCACTCCCGTAACGTGATCCCCAATGATGTAATGATCTAATACTTCTTGGGTGAACTCATTGGCTGGCTTGATGGAACGCTCTTCTTCTATCCTGAGATAAGGAGCGAGGATGTCTGGTGTTAGGTCTTGCATTTACTCTCCTTGAATACCCAGTAATCTGAATCGGCCAAGTCTAAGAGTACACCTCGTTTATCTCTTTTACCAGACGTTGGATTCCAGAACTGATTACCGACTACTGCTTTGCTGTGTTTACTCCCGATGGAGATGCCCTTCCCCCATGTTATTTGTGCATAACCCCTTCCGCCTCTGCGGACATTGGGTGCTTGCATCTGGACAACTATACTCTCCTTGTCCACCATGTGCAATGGAACTTCCCTCTCTGCGTCATAATCCGCCCTTTCAGGCCCGGGTAGATCAGCCAGTTGGAGATATACAGTCCATGCTTGGTCTAAAATTCTCTTTCGATGCCCCTCCTTGATGTGGGTGAGGCTCTGGATCGCTTCAATGTGCCGGAGGCACCTGTTGCGGAGAATATCTTTTGGTATTGATTTGGTTCTGCTTTTCTCATACATCGCCTTCTTTTGAAGTTTCTTTATCTTTTCTAACAGCCTTTCGGCTAGACTTCTTTTCACTGCTCCTCCTTAAATAACTACCAACGGGTTTTACCTCCTTGATTCTTCTGTGTTTGCTACAACAAGGATACACTGCGTCGTGGAGGGTTTCACAACCCTCGACCGAACACTTGACGTACCTGTACGGAATAGGCATAGTCGTATTGTAGGGAAGGATGCTTAAAAACGCAAGTGTCCAGTTCCCCTTTAATATCAACGACTTAGGTGCTATTGGTATTAGTGTGTAAGGACAAAAATATACAGTTCAGAGGCTTAAAAATGCCTCATGCACTTTCTTGAGGAGCGTCCTCTGGACTACCCAATTATGTTTTACTACGATGATAACAATCTCTCCTTTGATCATGTTAGAATTAAGTGGTCGAAGATATGCCGAGAATTCTCAGACGCTGCCCTACGGGAGACAGCGAGTGAAAACCTAAGTATGTCTTCCCCGGTTTACATCGCTTGCGTAGATGAGTTGAACCGGAGAAACGAACTCATGCACCGCAAATCTATGCGGGATGAGGTACGTCCATTTATGGACAGGAGAAAAAGGGAAAACAGGAAAAAAGATGCCTTTAGAAACAATGGCTTACAAGGCAAAAAAACGTAGGGTGGTACTACCCCCTTACACGACACTTTTTGTGTCGTAAGTCATTGATTTCAACTGTTGCCTGACAGATTAAATATCAAGGATGGTGCTCCTTGGATCAGGTTGGAAAGGTACTACTCGACTCGACTGTATGACCCCGAGGATAAATCCGGGTTAATGTGAAGGGTAGGGCAACCGCAGGGCCTTAACACTGCGCCGGA